ACCATCGCCCGCTTCGTCAGGATCAAGGTCATGACGACTGTGCGACATCTTGATCTGGTTGTGCCGCTGGCCAAACGGACTGGAAATCCGGCCACCGACATGCGCACCACAGATACCGATGGGCTAGATACCCATACCCGGTCTGGCGCAGTTTCCTTGCTGAGTGATCGGCAGGGCGACGTGGATAGCACGACAGGACGCGTTTCGCTTGGAACCAGAATTTCAACAACGGCAACCAGAACAACAACAACACGAACAACCAGTTCCGTGCTCGCGCCGTCCGCAGAACAAACCGACAACCACCATGCTGACTTTTCAACGGAAGAACTGGTGCAGGCATACCTCGATTGCCGCCGCACCAAACGCAACAAACCGAGCGCCATCGCGTTCGAGATGAACCTTGAGGCCAACCTATGCCAGCTCGCAGATGAGCTGCGCAGCGGCACGTATCTCCCCGGAAAGAGCATCTGCTTCGTCATCACCCGACCCAAGCCGCGCGAAGTATGGGCCGCAGAGTTCCGCGACCGCATCGTGCACCACCTGCTCTACAACCGTATCTCGCCCCGCTTCTATGCAGGATTCATCGCCGACAGCTGCGCCTGTATCCCTGGGCGCGGCACCCTGTACGGCGCCCAGCGGCTGGAAGCGAAGATCCGCAGCATCACCCAGAACTGGAGCCGCCCGGCGCATTACCTCAAGCTCGATTTGGCCAACTTCTTCGTCAGCATCGACAAGCGTATCGTGCGCGAGATGCTGGCCAAGCGCGTGAATGGCTGGTGGCTGCAACTGGCCGAACAAGTGCTGTTCCACGATCCACGCCAAGACTTCGAGTATCGCGGCAACGCTGTGCTGCTCGACCGCGTGCCGCCGCACAAGCGCCTAACCGGCCAGCCCACGCACCTCGGCCTGCCCATCGGCAATCTGAGCAGCCAGTTCTTCGCCAACGTCCTGCTGGACGCGCTTGACCAGCACATCAAGCACGGACTGCGCTGCAAGCATTACATCCGCTACGTGGACGATATGGTGCTGCTGCACCGATCGCCACAATGGCTCAACCAAGCCCACGCCGACATAAAAGCATGGCTGCCGGAACACCTTGGACTTCGCCTCAACCCGGCAAAGACCATCCTGCAGCCGGTAGAGCGCGGCGTGGACTTCGTTGGCCAAGTCATCAAACCGTGGCACCGCGTCACCCGCAAGCGCACCGTTAAAGCCGCGATAAACCGCGTGCGCGACATCGATGCCGCCAAACTTTTTGAGACCGCCAACAGCTACTACGGTTTGTTCCGGCAGGCCCCGCACAGCCATCACCAGCGCGTGCAGCTGTCGAACGTGATGCGGTATCGCGGGCACTGCATCAGCGGCAATCTGGCAAAGACATACAGGAGGCCGCATGGCTAATTCGCCGAATCACTACAAAACAGACGGCATCTGCCGCTGCTATACCAATTCGAAAGGCACCAAGATCGTCTGCTGGGTGCACTGGCCATTCCCAATTGAAGGAATGACCGGACGGCCGCCAGCAACCAGCAACCTCCGCGCCCGCCTGATCGCACCAAAACAAAGGGAATTATTTGGGGATATGGCATAACCATGCGCACCCTCGACCTCGCCGAAGCCGCCCAATTCCTGCGCCTGCACCCGCACACGCTCGAAGCCAAGGCGCGCGCCGGAGAGGTGCCCGGGGCGAAGCCGGGGAAATGCTGGGTTTTTATTGACGTTGACCTTGCCGAATGGCTGCGCGCACAATACCGCGATAAAAATCAGGGAGAACCACAATGTCGCTCTACAAGCGCGGTGCAAACTATTGGTGCGAGTGGCAGATCCGCGGCCAAAGAATTAGGGAATCGACTGGCACGCCCGATCGCCAAGCCGCCCAGGAATACCACGACCGCCGCCGTGCTGAAATTTGGCGCGAAGAAAAACTTGGAGACGTGCGCGTAGCCACCTGGGACGAAGCCGCCCTCGAATGGGTGGACGAACACGCAATGCACAAGGCCAGCTTCGAGACCGACCGCGTCCGCCTCATCCTACTTACCGACAAGCTCACCGGCCAGCCCCTCACGAATATCACCACAGAATCCATGCTCGAGATTCGCAAGGAACTGCTGACTACCCGCGCGCCGGCCACCGCCAATCGATTCATGGCCATCATCTCCGCCGTGCTCAACTACTCCCATGCCAAGGGCAAGCTCGCGGCCGTGCCGAAGATCCCCTACCTGCCCGAGCCGAAAGACCGCTTCCGCTGGATCACCCGCAGCGAGGCCAAGGCGATCATCGCCGAACTCCCCGAACATCTGGCCGCCATGACCCGCTTCGCACTCGCCACAGGCCTGCGCCGCGCCAACATCACCGGCCTCACCTGGAACAACATCGACACCGACCGCAACGTCGCATGGATATGGCCGGATGAAGCCAAGGCAGGAAAACCGATCTCCGTCCCGCTCAACGCCGACGCCATAGCCGTGCTGCAGGAGAGATTCAACCAGAAAGACAAGAAAGGCACCCCCTGCCGAGACGCGCGCTATGTCTTCACCTACCGCAAAAAGCCGGTAGAGCGCACCACCACCAAAGCATGGGTTGAAGCGCTGGACCGCGCCGGAATAGCAGACGGCTTCACCTTCCACGACCTGCGCCATACCTGGGCAAGCTGGCACGTCATGGGCGGCACGCCGCTGGAAGTATTGAGACAACTGGGAGGATGGGCAGATATGACCATGGTGCTGCGCTACGCGCATCTGGCGCCGGGCTACGTGGCAGGCTACGCCGAGAACGCATCCCTCACGATATCACCCACACGTCCTCACGATTCCACCCACAGCGTGGATGATGTTAGTGAGGACTATCGCGGAGAGGCTACTAAGATGGGGTGGCTGAACGGGCTCGAACCGTCGACAACTGGAATCACAATCCTAAAACCGCGAAAGAAAGCGGCATAGAATCAAATACATCACCCAGATTAATGTGGTGAAAAGACGCGCCAGAACGTGCAATTTATAGGCAGGCGCGGCACAAAAATCACCACAGCGAAATTCTACCACGGATCAGCACAACACCGCCTCTGCCTGTCTCCGCAGTGTAAGCCCGCGCAGCACCTTCCCTCCCGCCTTGTTCCACTTCATCAGCTCAAACAGCACATCCTCCCAACGTCCGGCGTTGATGCGCTTCCGCAGCGTGCTGATGCGCAGGTTGCCGCTGCCGAGGTTGAAGGTGAAGTCGATGATGGCGGCCAGGCGGTTGGGGTCGTCGATGCCGGGGCACAGTGCGATGACGGCGGGTAGGTATTTCGTGCGCACCATCCAGAGCAGCAGCTGCTCTGCCCGCTCTTTGCTGATCGGCGCGTCGTGCAGGGTGACGCTGTACCCGGTCTCGTAATACGTCGCGCCGTAGCCAATCGTCGGCACGCCTGCTGGGCACAGGTATGGGGTGAGGTAGCACCCCTCCCAGCGTCTCGCCAGTGCGGCAGCGACCTCTATGGCCAGCGCGATGTTCATTTACCGCGCTTACCCAGGCTGCGATCGGCAACGTAGATTCCGAGGATGGCCCCAACCAGCTCGCGGTTCCAGTCCGACAGCACGAAACCGTTGCGGATGATCTCAAACAACACCACGCCGATGGCGATGGTGGCCAGCAACGGGCGCACCGATCCGTTCCAGATGTCCAGGAACTTGATGCCGGTGCTTCTGCCGACGTCCGCCACCGCCTGCGCCCAGGCGCCAACATCAAGCCGCGCGAGATCAGCATCAGCCTGCACCTGGATGGTTTTGACGCCAAGCTCTGCCTGCACCTTGATGGATTCGATATTCCTGGCATGTGCCGCCGCATCCAGCTCTCCCTGCAGCCGCATACGCTCGATCTCCTGCGCTTGCTCCTGTTTGCGGGTGAAGTACGCTGACACCTCACCCCAGATCATGCGGAATGCCGAGCCTCCCAAAAACGATATCAATGCACTCATCACATCCTCCGATTAAAATAGAACCACCCAGCAATGCCGACCAGCAGCAGCACCTGCCCATACCCCCAAAAGAACAACACCCCGACCGCGCCGCCGGCCGTGAGGGCGACGGAGACGGAGAAGCCGACGAACTGGAACGGATGCCCCATCCATGCCTTGCGGCTCAGCAGTGCAGAAAGTTCGATACAGCGGCCCAGCACGACCCCCGTGCCAAGAAGCATCACCAGCACCAGCAAGATATTCGCGCTCATGCTCAACCTCCCACCTTGCTGCCCATCAGCCGCATCACCATCGGCACCAGTCTCGGACAGGAAAGGCCGATCACGGCGGCCAGCAGCAGGCGCAGCGAATCGGAACCGGAGACCCCATCCACGCTTGATATCACCCACTGCGCCGCCACCGGCGAACCGTAGCCGGCCAGCAGAGATGACAGCAACACCGCCGAGGCGGCCTTGGCTTTATTGTCGATGGTCTCCAGCCAGATCGATGCCAGGATGGCCGCGATCAACCCAACGGCCAGCGCGTCCACCTGCGCGCCAAGCAGGATAGTGAAGCTGCTTACCCCCGCTCCGGTGAGCGCGCCCACCAATACTGTTGAATGCGGCTCAGCCACCATGCTCCCCTTTCATCAAAAACACCCCCAACTCACCCAGCGCCCGAGGAGAATAACTCTCCGCCATCGGCAACCCCATCGCCGCCGCGCACCACTCCGAACAGAAATACTTGCTGCCGTCCGCCCTGCCACGGTTGAACAACTGGGCGCGAAACAGGCCGAGCCAGTCGTAGGCCAGCCCGCAGGTGCGGCTGTAAAAATCCAACACGCGCCCGGCATCCGCCCAGGGCAGGTCGATCACATCCCAATTGCCGCTGGTCAGGTCGATCATCTTGGCGCGCACCCCGCCATCCATCAGCGATGCCGAGTAGCACATGCCGCCGATCACCAGCTCGCAGTGCGAATACTGCGAACCCGTCCACCAGCGCGTGACGGCGTTGCCGATCTTGCCTTTGCCTTTGTAGAGGGCGAGCTTGACCATCACAACCCCAGAGAAGTCCGGATCGAGGCGATGAAGGTTTTCCACCCAGACACCGCAACATCCAGATCAGCCTGCGTCATGGCGGCGCGCATGGCGGCCTGCGCGGTGAAGCGAGTGGAACGCATCGCCAGCACCGCCGCACGCAATCCGGCAGCGCGGGCGATGATGATGTCTGCGGATTGCTGGTCGGTGATTCCGGCCGCGGCGGCATAGTCGGAAACGTAAGCGGAAGCGGTGCCGATATACCCGGCCGCCTGATATGTCTGAGCAGCCTGCTCAGCCTGCTCATATTCAGCCGCGCGATTGCCGATGGCCGCAGCGTAGATTGCATCCACATCGGCATAGGTCTCGGCAACAGCCTTCTTGACAGCGGCGTCCAGAATTGAGGCAACATTCAGCACCAGCTCACCGCCGATGTATTTGTATTGTGAGAAGCCTCTGCGGAGGATTTCGCCTTGCTCTTGAGTTACAGGTATTGCATCGGCAGGCGGCGTTGCGTATCCAACATCATCTCGGAACAAGTCGGTGATTTCGTTGCCAGAGTTGATTGTTATTTTATAGCCCATGCTATCTCTCCCCGATCAACAAAACGACGGGCGGAGAAATCCATTCGTCCGCGCCAAATACAATTTCTTTAACATATGCGAGTGTCGCTACTTCACGGTATGCAAAAACCTGAAGTGTGTCACCCTCAGCGAAGTCCAAATCTTCCGTGTATGTTGAATAAACATTATCGGTATCCGCTCGGTGAGTTCCAAAAGCGGCGCCGTTTTTGTAAATCCGGGCATATCCATTTCCTCCGGCGTTATTACAAGTCAGTTTAAATTGGCATCTGATTGTGCCTCCTTGAATCCCCCTATAATTTGCAATCTCAGTGGGGGATGTTGCCGAAGTAGATAAGACTCCTGAGTTCCCGACGTAATCAGTTCCAGCCGCAACCCTCGGGAATGAAAGTTCATAAGCACCGAACACAACACCATCTAAGTAGATAGAGCCTGTAGCTGAACCAGTCGCCGGAATTCCTCCTGTCACTCTTACTTTTGCATAGGCCGTAGTTGCCGGCGAAACCACACCAGCTCCACACAGCGTCGCTGCGGTCGGCGTGCTGGTCGAGGTGTAAAGAACGCTGATGCTGATCTGCGCCTGCGCCGAGTCATACCAGATAACCTCAACCTTGCTCGATACGTTGGCGACAGAGGCCTTCAGCAGCGCGTGCGCAAAATAGTTTCGCGCAGGCGCGCAGGGCAAGAACTCATTGCTGGTGGCATACGCCCCGCCGTTCGCCAGCACGGTGCTGGTCAGCGCGAGGCAATACTTGCCGTGCATTGCACCGGTTGTCTGCACAGCGTTCGCGCCGCCGGTGTAGTTGGTCACAGTCCAGCCATCGCTTGAGCCGCTCACGCCATTTTCGAATGAGCCGTTGCGCAACAGGTTGCCGCCCACCTCTACCAGCGCGCTGTTTACGCCGTCGTGGTTGTGGTTTTGCGCGGCGGCGAAGTCTTTGCCGAGCCACTCTTCCAGATGCTCCATGTTGTCGCGCATCTGCGTCATCAATGTCTCGGTGATCGGGCTTTCGGCGTCGATGGCCGAGTCGGCGATGGCGGTGAAGTTCTTTGTCGGTGCAGTCATATCAACTCCTAGATGATGCGGTATCCGTTATCGCCGTTACTCATCTTGCCGGTGGATAGGGCGATGTGGGCGTGAATGGTCTCGGTCGGGTAATCTGCTGTGCCAGCCGGAGCGATAAACCCGTAGCGGGTGGAAAAATTGGTCGAGCGCGCCTGCACTTCCACGTGTGTCGCCTTGTCGTCCATCGAGGTGACGAAGCACAGCTCGGCCTTCGGCTGCCCAGCCACATCAAGATGCTTGTGGCTCTGTATCTCAACCATCGATCCAATCGGCATGGTGTAGTCTTTATGGTCGATCTTGAGCGTGAATTGCTTGGGCGCGTCATATAGGCGCGCGATGCGGCGGTTGGCGATGGTGCGCATGGCCGATACATTCGCCGCGCCGAACCAGCGGGTATTCACCACTTTGGGGCGCACATCGTTATATTCGTTGGTCGACTGCGCGTCGGTATTCACCGCCACATCGGTGCGCATGAAGTTGCGCGGCTCTGTGATGCTGCCGGCCGCATCTTTGATCGCATAGCGCATCGCCGCCTGGGTGATGCGCAACGTGTCCAGACTCTTGACGCTCATGCTGCCTTGCACGATGTTCGCTTCATCTGTCCAGGAAGGATATGCGGCGACATTGGGAACCAGCGCTTTGAATTCGACCTTTTGCGTCTGCGGGCTCCACCACATCACTGCGTCGATCTGCGTGAGCAGCTCAGCCACTAATTTGCTAGCTGTATCCGGCTCTGAAATGATTGCTGTGATGTTGTAGCCCGCGCCATACCAGATCGCGCATTCGCTGGCGATATCGGCAGAAAGATATCCGGCATCGATGCCGCTCTCGGTGAGCATGTCGGTGATGACATTGCTGATGCTTTGGTCGATGAACGCGCGGCACAGTTGCGCGGCATCGCTGGCGCTGTGGTCGTCGCGCACGCTGCCAAACTGTGCGCGATAGGTGGCATCCGGCCATGATAGGGTGTCGGTGGATTTAGCGGTGTAGCGGATGATCTCGCCGCCGATGCGGATGTATTCCGCCTTGCCGGAGGTCGCGGGGTCGGCATATTGAGCGCCTTTACCTGCGTCCAGCGTGACGCTCAAACCGCTCACCTGATAGGCAGAGGTGGTGTTCGGTGTAACAGACCAGGCGGAACTGAGCGTGGCCACCCGCGTTCCGCCTACATAGCTGCTCACCACACGGCGCTGCCCGGCGCCGGTTCCGGCAAATAGGTATACCTCCATGCCGTTGTAGTAACTATCCACCGCAGAGGCATCGGCATTCAATGTGATGGTGGAAGCACCACCGGCAGCGGCATAGCCTGTCTGCTCTACATTCTTCAGCTCGGCCTGCAGCGCGCCATCGGTTGGCAGCGGGTATTTGGTGTTGTCGGCGATCTTGAGCGGATCTTTCAGCACGATGTTGATCTGCCCGTTGTTCTCAATGCCGATCTGGTCGATGGTGTATAGCTCGTCCAGGAACAAGTCCCAGTTCCACGTATCTGCCACGAAGCCGCGGCGCATTTTTGCCAGCCTGCCGACGTAGTTCTTGTTGCGCGCGATCCAGCGCGTCCAGTAAGTGCCGCCCGCCGGGGTGGCACGGGTGGCGAAATACGGGTCTTGGCTGCTGTCGTTGTCGGTCTCGTCTGCCAGCGACAGGCTGACGACATTGCGCGCCGCCAGCCCGGCTTCAAAATCCAGCTTGGTCGGCGCGGTGATGCTGCTGAGCAGGTAGGGCCGCAAGCTTTCACCCGGCGGCGACATCACTCCGCGTGAAACAAACTTGATTGTCTGCGCGGCCTTGCTGTAGTTGGTCTTGTCCTGACAGGTGGAAAAGGTGTTGTAACACTCGCTGCCGGCAGCGCCTGCGGCGGTGCACGGGGCGCTGCCGTAGACATTCGAACAGCGGTCTACAGTCAGCTCCAGCACGGCGCAGGGGTGCTTGCCGTGGGCAGATAGCGCGGCAGTGCGGGCGGCTGTGGTTGGCAGGTCGCTCATGGAAGGGCGATGCCTTTGATGGAAAACTGCAGATTGGAACGCAGCGGCAGGCTGGTCGGCGACTTATAGTCGCCATCCGACGCAACCAGATATATCTCGCCAGCGTAATTGCTCAGATCAAAGGCGAACAGGAACGGTTTGTCGCGCAGGTGCGCCTTCCATGCCGGCAGAAAAGTGGCGCGCAACCAGGTGTTCTCGACATGCTGGAAGTTGAGCTGCTGCGCCCACTGCTCAAACATAGTGGATTTACCCAGCGGCAATCCTTCTTCGCTGATGTTCATTTGACCAAATGCCTTGCGCGACAGCGGGTCGAAGCCATACGGCAAGCGCACGGGGAATTCCAGCCCGGCACCAATGGCGACGATGGTCAGCGTCGGCGCACTGCTACCGGTGATGCGCAAGCGCCAGTAACGGTACGATACGGCGGTGAAGTCGCGGATAAACGGCGTATTGGCCGACGGCGTGTAGGAATGCACCAGCACGTCGGATGCGGCAAAGTTGTCGGTAGATCCGCGTACCTCGACCGTGCAGCCACCGGTGAATAGATCATGATTGAAGATTCCGAGGCAGTCTGCCGACTTGGCGCTGCCACAATCTACCGTCAATGTTGCAGGCAAGGCGGAAGGCTTCCAGCTTGTATAAGGCCGGAAGTCGGAAATATTAACGGCGGCACCAGACGCGGTGCTACTGGCCGCAGGCGTGGCATCTGCGAAGCGGTTATCGTAGACGATGAATGGCTTTGTCGGAGTCGTCATCAGTCTGTCACCACATCGAAATTGACTCCATCCGCCTTGGCCTCGGCAATCAGCGTGGCAAGGTCTCGAACGGTCTTGGCGTCGAAAAATGAACCATGCAGATGGATGGTTGAGTTTGCCTTCGGCGCGGCCTCAGTGCCCTGCGAAGGAAGCGCAGCAGATCCGCCAGCCTGGTCTGCCGCAGACGATGCAGGCATGCCTGCCGTGCCGCCATAGGCAGGCGCAACACTGCCGCCGCCGCCGAAGGTGGCGGATTGGGCGGCAGAGAGTTGGGCTCCGATGGCAACTGCTGCTGCTGCCGCATAAGCCACCCCACCCCAGTAAGAACCCCACTCCTGCTGACCGCTATCGAACGCATCGGTGATGATCTTGGGCGCCTTGACCATGATGCTGGCGATGCTGGCCGCCTTGTTGATCTCGAATGCGCGACGGCTGTGAGACGCCATACCTTCCGTCGCCAGAGCCAACAACCCGAGCGCATTGCCCAGGTCGGCGATACGCATCGACTTCTTGAACTGGAACGATGCACGCATGAACTGGATCTCCAGCGCGTCTTTTTGCTGCTTGTCCAATAACTCCTTGTCCCTCATCGCCTTCAACTCAGCCTGCGCCATCGCTTCACGATCAACGCGGGCCTGCTGGTAGGAAACCTCAAGCTCATCATTCCACGCATGCTTGGCCTCGGCGGCCTTCTTCTCCTCATCCAGCGCCCCGAGATCGAACGCCAGCTTCCAGGTGATGCGGTCCTGGTCTTTGGCGTCATACATCAGCGCCATTTCGTGTAGCTTGTCGTACTTGGCCTGCTGGCGGGCGATATCGGCATCGATGCGCTCTTGCTCTTTCGCCGCGTTCTTGGATTCTTTATCGTCGCCACCCAGCGCGCCCAAGAGGCTGCGGCCTGCACTACCATCCTGCGCAACAGCAGTTGCCGGCGCGGCAGATGGCTTTGCCGCAGAACCGTTCAGAATGCGGTCGCTGAATGCATCTATCTCGGCGCGGGCGGCGGCTGCGTCGGCGCGCATCGCTTCGCCGATGGCCTTGGCACCCTTGAAATCTCCAGTTGCCAGGGCGGCCAGCTGGGCGGCCATACCGCCGATCTCGTTGCCGGCCATCTTGAACACGTAGCCGATGTTCGCGCCCAGCACGACGATGGTTTCGAAGATGCTCTTGATCACGCTGCCGATGGGGATGAATGATTCGCCAGACTTGGACAGCTCGGTGAAGGCCGAGACGGTGTCATTCAGCATCGGCAGCAGGTCGTTGGCCAGCTTGATGAACGGGGTGATGCCGCGCGCCATCAGCAGGTCGAGGTTGTCGTTGAACTGAGCGGCGGCCAGCGCATTTTCGGTGGTGACGGGATTGAGTTCTTTGCCCTGCTCGACCATCCGGGCGAGTTCTTCCGACCCCTGATTCAGGAACGGGATCATCTCTTCGCCGCTCTTGCCCATCAGCTTCACAGCCAGGGCGGTCTTTTCCACGCCGTCCGGCATGGCGGCGAAGACATCCGCCATCTGGATCAGCGCGCCGGTGGAGTCTTTGGCATTGATGCCGAACTGGGCGAACAGCTCCGGCTTGTCGGCCATAGAAGTGGAGAGTTTCTTGCTGGCGTTTGCCACCGCTTCGAGCGATGTTCCGTTCTGATCGGCCGCGAATTTCAGGCCGGCCAGATCCTCGACGGCGGTGCCGGTCTTTTGCGAGAGTTTGGAAAGTTCGTCGGCAGCGTCGATGCTGCCCTTGATGATACTGGCGAATGCCGAGATGGAGAGCACCCCGCCCAGCGCTCCGGCGATGCCTGCAAAGCCAGAGAACTTGCCAGACACACCATCTACATGCCGCCCCAACGAGATCAGCGACGATTCGGCCTGGTCTGTTTCTGCGGTGATTTTGATCTTTGTGTCGGCCATGTCAGCTCTTATTGAAAAGTTGAAGCGCTTCTCTTTCCATCACACGCAGGTCTTGCAGGATCTGCGCATGCTCTTTGTTTGACACTCCGCCCATCTGCAGCACCACCGGGATGGCTTCATAGCGCAGGCCGATTGCTTTGGAGGGGCCGACATTCCACTGCGTGGCCAGCGATGAGAACACTTGAAACGGCAGCCAGTTGTCCGGCCAGCATTCGGTGTGTTCCGGCACTTCTTCGACCAGTTGCAGACCGAATGCCGCAATTGCTTCGTGGTCTGGTGTCGCGTCGCCCTCGTACAGCACGCGGGCGACGCGCTCTAGTTTTTTCGTCTGGCCGCTTCCTGGTGTTCCATCCAAGCGTTAAGGATGTTGACTGGCGCACCCGGAGACTCTTCCAGCAGCGTGCGCAGCGCGGCTTTGCTGTAGGGGATGTCGATTCCAGTCCACCCGGCAACCAGCTCGTCGAGCATGTCCACCACCGATGCCATGCGCTTGATGCGCCAGCAGAGCCTGATGTATTCCACCAGGCGGCGGGCTGCGCTGCGCGGGATGGCGCGCACCAGCACCAGCAGCGAGATGGTCCGCTTGCGGTTAAGCGCGCGGAACGTGAACTTCGCCTCGCCCTCGTCTTTCGAGCCCGGCAGCGTGAGCTTGACGGGCGCCTCAAAGGTTGGATTCGGAACCAGTACGATCATGGCGATCCTTAGAACACCACGATGCGCAGCTCGTCATTGCCGGACAGCGGCACATGGCGTGTGTCGAAGCCGATGAGGCGAATTCCGTTCTGCTCTTCCTTCTTCGGGCTGATGAGCTGCACCGCGGGAGAGTAGACGATGACCTTATATCCCGCTGTCGTGCCATGTTGCAGGCCGATGGATTGGGTGGTGTTGGCTTTAACGGTAGTCATGAAGCTGACTTCCTGAGCGGCCGTCAGATCCAGGGTGATCTTGCCGCTGACATTGCGGTCGGAGAGTTCGATGGTCTCGCCGCCCAGCAGCGCGTTGTGGTTCACGGTGACGCCAGAATCGATCTCGATGCCCTTGCTTGGATAGGCCGTGCCGCCGGAGAGCGCGGCAGTGGCATAGGTGCAACCCAGCAGCAGGTCGGCCGTGTTGGGGTTGGTGATGACCAGCGGGGTCTTCCAGGCGGTGAGCGTCTGCGACGGGTTGGCGGCAGCGGTGTCGCCGCCATCGATGCCGATGAAGCGGAACGAAATGATCGGGCGGTTACCCAGCCCCATGTTGAGCTTGAACGAACCGCGCGCCCCGAGCAGCTTGTGCAGCACGCCATCGTCGTAGTAGTAGATGGTCAGCGCTTCGAAGGTAGCAGAGATCGGCGTGTATTCCACGCGCGCCCCGGCACTGACCGCCTCGGCCATGCCGCAACCGCGCAGCAGCACGCCATACGCCGGAGCTGTACCGGCCGCACCGGCACCGGCCAGCTCGGTGTCGAAGCTGACTTCCTTGTAGGCCACGCCCACAAGCTGCTCGGCACCGCCCAGGTATTCCTTGACGGTGACGCGGTCAACGTTCTGCGCGTTCAACGGGTTGACGGACTGGTTCGAGATCAGGATGGCGTTAGCGGCGCCGGTCGGCACGGCATCGGTGCCGTAGGTCGTTTCGATTTTGGCGAGTATGGCGATCTTGCGGGTCAGGCGGCTCATGGTTTGCTCCTTGCTTGGGTGTTCGGTTCAGTGCGCTCGATCAGGGTGTGCTCGCCGGTGGCGTCATCCACCCGGTAGCTGCCGCCGCTGGACGGTGTTGCCGGGGTGACCGGCTGTGCAGACGTTTCGACAGGATCGCTTTGCGGCTTTTCTGCGGGTTGTTTGGCGGCCATTTATGTCTCCAGACTTGTATCGGTGGTGCGAAATTGCACGGCGTAGTCGATCTCGGTATAAGCCACAGGCACTTCGATCACATCGCGGCTGCGGCGCGTTGCCTGCTTCTGGATGTCGAACGCCAGACCACCCAGCGTCGGCGCCGCCATCAGCCGGTTATAAGTCGCCACCACCAGCGGATCGCACGATGCCAGGGCCGACTTGCCGGTAACGCCGCCCTTCTTCGCGGTAACGCGCACAGTGATGATCGCCGTGTTGTCATGCATCGAGATCACGCTGCGATCTGGCGGCGTCTCGTCGCCCATGTACACCGCCACCATCGGCAGGTCGGATACATTGAAGGCATAGTCCGGATCGTCAACTACCCCGCCAGCACCGATGCCGGTGAGTGCAGGCGTCTCGAACAAGGTCTGGATCACCTCGACGATCTGGAGCGCTTTGCTGCTCATACTTGCTCCAGTTCAAGCACCGACATGCCGGTGCCGTCTTCCTTGATCTCGCGCACGGTGTAACTGACAGACCCAACCACCAGCGTCTTGTTGCGCTTGCTGCTCGGCGCGTCGGCGGAGCGGCAAGTAAATGTGGGGTTGCTGCCGAGCATCATGTTGCTGAGCCCGGAAGTGGAACCGTTGTCGAAGATTCCCTCAACCGAAACACCGTCGAGCGTCGCCGTCACGCCGAAATCAGCCAACATCGCAGCAGTGTCTTCGGTGAAGTTCATGCCGCTTTGCTCTCTTTGAGCTGTTCGATGACGAAGCCGGCCATGGTTGCCGCTGTTGCGCTGGCCATGCAGGCAGAACAACCGCTTGCGCTATCCTTGGCGCAGAACGACAGATTGGCGTGGATGCGGTGGCAGGGGTGGCACAGCACGCCGCGCGGCTCGATGGCGGCGGTGTTGACCCAGTGTTTGGTCAGGTTCTCATTGCTGGAATGAGACAGCAGCATCACTTTGAGCATCTGCTCCTGGGCGACGGCATTGGAGATCATGCTCTCGGTCGCCACCACCACATCGGCCAGTTGAGCGAATGCCAGCGCAGCGCGTACCGGCCATTCGGTGCCGACGATGACGGCATAAGGCTCGATCTCTTCCAGCTCCAGATCTCGCGTATCACCCAGCAGCACAGTGACTACACCGGCATCAGCCATCAGGCGCATGAATTCCTGCGCGTGCGGCCAGGTCTTGGCTGGTCCGGAGCCGCATGGGTTGAGCACCAGGAGCGGGCCGGCCGGAAGTTTTGCGCGGACTTCGTGCGCCCAGCGCAGTTCTTCTGCGGTCGGGAAGTATTTCTGGCGGAAGTCATACGGGAGATCAGCGTAGTCGTGCACCATCTCCATGTAGTTCACATCGGCCAGCTGGTGACGCAACTTGTGCGGCAAGAAGAACTCGTTGCTGGACGGATGGAACAGCAGACGCTGCTCGACCGAGCCGATCAGGTTGATCCATTTGTCGTACTTGACTGCCTGATTCGCCCAGAACATCAGCAGGTCTTCATCGTCCATCACGCTGTTGGGCAAGGTGATGATGCGGTCGACGTTGGGGTCGTGGCGCAGCACTTCTTCGCCTGTGGTCGCCACGTACACGGTGACGTGGTAGCCCTGCTCTTTCAGCAGCGCTGCTGGTGAGGATGCCCACAGCGCGTCACCCTTTGCGCCGATGCGCACGATGGCCGCGGTCTTTTCCGGTTTTGGCAGGTCGTAGCTGAATGCCTGGCCGTAGCCGGCCTGTTTTTTCTGGAACACCTGCAGGAAGGAATACTCGTTGCCGCCGTTGCGGTCTTCGCTCACCAGTAAGTCGAAGTCTGCGGCGATCTCAGCCATGGCGCCGATGATGTCCAGCGGCACAAAGTCGTGCTTGTGGTCGGGGTTGCTGCCGGGCTGGCCCACATTGGGGTAGAAGTCGCGGTGCGGCAGGTACAGTACAAGATATCCACCCACCTTCACCAAACGCCACCACTCGGCCAGAGCGGCCTTGTAGTTCTCGATATGCTCAAGCGTGTGAGAGCTGTAGACAGAATCTGCGCTGGCGTCGGCAAACAAATGCAGCCGCTCTGCGCTGTTGACCATGATGTCCGGCTTCATCTGTACGCCGAAAAGCTGCGTATCCTTGCCAGAATCGATGCCGATCAGGTGCGGCCATACCTTCTTCGGGCCACAGCCTATATCTAGGCCACCCCGAACAAGATACGGAAGAACATCGAAGCGGACCTTGTCCGACTCGAATCCGTTTGATGTGTTGATATTCCAGGTCATGCGTTCCACCAGTGCCAAACAGGGAGAGAAGGCCCCGGCGCCTTTGCAGCCGCCGGGGTCGTCTTATCGGCTTTCGCCTTGGCCATTAACCCGCCAGCAGGTCGTCAACCTTGGCCAGCGCCGCCGGTTGGCGATGCTGCAGGTCGGCGAACTGGTTGAGGGTGATCTGCACCTGGCCGGTTGCTGCCAGCGTGTACGGGTCGACCGTGATATCGGGCGCACCGAACAGACCGATCACAGCCATGCTCCAGTCAGAAGCGAACAGCGCGGACGAGCAGACCGTGGTGGAAGTACCCTTGGTCAGGTTGCTCGGCACGTTGTTGGTCACTGCGGCGCGGTAGCCGTTCAGCGGCATGTCGCCGTTCTGCCAGATGAACGGCAGGTTGGTGGCGAACTGGGTCTGCTTCAGCTTGCCGCGCAGCTTGGTGTTGAGCAGATAGCCGGACAGGCGATCCGGTTCCGCGTTGGAGTTGGCGCAGGCCGATTCCAGATCGACGATATGCGACCATGCCGGCGCGATGCCGTTGGTACCGCCGGTGACAGTGCCGATGCCAACCACATTGCGCAGACCCTTGATCTCGGCAGCCGTACCAGCACCGTTGATGCACTGGTTCTCCAGCAACACGGCAGCGCCGGTCACCAGATCGTCGCGGATCATGTTTTCCAGCGCCATGGCAGACTGCAACAGCGCCTGCTTGGACACCTGGGTGTAGGCACCGACGCGCTTCGGCGACAGGGTTGCCTTGGCGGTGACCGGTGCGGTCTCGGATGCAGAACCGATTTCAGTCAGCATACCCAGCGTTCCGGCGGTGGACTTGCGCGGCAGATCCAGGTTGCCGGTCAGGCCGGCCAACATGGTGACGCCCAGCTTGCCCATGACCATATTGGCGCGCAACGCATCGGTGTACATATCCGTGCGCAGATTGGTGGCGACCAGGTTGCCAGCCTCGGATGCGGTGCCGACGTTGAAGTCACGATTGAAGGTTTCGAACGGGACGAAGAAACCCTCCGGCGAACGGCCCATGATGGACTCGACAGCGCGGGAGCATTCCAACTCCAGACCGGCTTCTTTCCAGTTGCCGGTGATGCTGGCGACCAGCGCACGGCCGAGGCTGTAGCGCTTGATCTCTTTGGCACCCATGCCGATGTGCAGGTTGCTGGTATCGGTGTGGCGCGATTCCATGCGGGCGATGATGTAGTCCTTGAACATCTCGATGCTCATGCCCTTGCGGACTGCATCGGGGCCGTCTTTGGCTTCCAGATATTTCGCGTATTGTTCGGCCAGCGACTGAATGCCGTCGCGGCGCTCGATCTCCAGCTCGGCTGGCGTTTTTTGGATAGGATCAGGCATTTTCTTTTTCTCCAGAATAATGATGGGGGGTGTTTCTTTGGTTGCTGCCGGTGCTTCAGGTGCGGGATCATTCTCAGCGCCAGCCGAGCGTCCGATCCCTACGGTGACATCCGCCGGCACAGGGACGATGGAAGCCTCGAAAGGCGTCCAGCGTGTGACCAGGAACGTCGGTGGCTCATCACCATTTGCGCGCGCAGCCGCCTGGCCGCTGCGGAAATAGTGTTCGCCATGTTTGGAGCGCATTTCGCGCTCGAATTCATCGCCAGACAGCTTGCGCACAGTGCGCCAGCCGCTGTATTCAACTTGATTTGTCTCTTCCGCGGGCTCTACCTCGACGATCTCATCGATAAGGTAGCCAACGGAGACCAGCTCGCGGATGCCATCAACGACATCCTGCAGGATCTCTTGGCCAAGCTGGGATTGGGAGAACTTTGCACGCCCGCGCAAGATGCGGTCTGAATCCAGCGTGGCTTCCTTGATGACGCCGATCTGGTCGTCTGTGCAGTGGTTCAGCAGCAAGGGGTGGCGACCATCGGCGATGCGCGTCATGTCCACCGAGGCTGCGTCG